CTTTGTGAATTAGAAATTTTCATTAGAATCTATCAGTAGTAATCACTACTCTCTCATCATTTTCAATATGACCGCTATTAGCCTCAGTCACACTACCGTTGGATGTTGTACATTCTAAACTATAAGGTGTAGCAGGCAAACATTCTAACACTGCTCCTTCTTTAACTTCACTTTGAAAAATTTTTCCATCTTTGTCTATCCATCTAAATTGAAAAACACCTGCATTTACAAAATAACTTTTTGCAGTTTGTAAATTCATTACAAATGGAGTTTTACCCGGCTTTTGAAAAACATATATTTTTGCTCCATAGTTTTCTTTTTTTGCCCACGTAAGTTCGTATCCCCAATCTTTTTCTTTTACATTATCTGTGCTTTGTTTAGTTTCTGACATATCTACTCCAATAAATCAATTAATTTAAAAACTGTTTCTAATTTTGTTTGGTTAACCTTATTACTTAGTGTGTTCCTTAGTCCGTGATGCAAAGGTTTGGGCCAATTGTTAAAACTTACCCAGGCATAACCGTCATGTTCATAGTTTAATTTTGGAATAAATTCTTCAGGTACAACACACAAATATGTATGGAAACTAAATTTTGTATCGTTAGATATAAATGTTTCTAATGGGATTGTTTTTTTAATTTCTATATCGCCTATTTCTTCTTTAATTTCTCTACATAACCCAGTCCAAGGAGATTCAGAGTCTTCAGTGGTTCCTCCCACTAATCCCCACAACTTGCTTTGTTTTCCTTGTGTCCTGTGTAAAAATAGGAAGCGTTTTGTATCCAAACTATAGAATAACGCTCCGCTACAAACTATTTCATTCATACAAATAGTTATCTTAGTATTTTAGACGCCACGTTCCTCTTGGATATTCACCTTCAAATGATAGTATCCATTCACCGTTGTCCCATTTGTATTGCACTCCGGTATTTAAATTGGTTGTATATGCAGTATCTTCGTAATTAGATGAATCAAAAACAACAGACCATGCTGTTCCTGACCACTCAACTATGTCGTTTGCACCAGCAACAAAATCAGTACCATCATTATTTTTCCAATCATCTGCTCCATCTTCATTACCTGCATCACCTATACCTTCACCTAGTAATAATACTCTTGTGCCAGCTGTCTTAAAATCTACAGGACTTGTCTTTGTAGGATCTATTATGTAGTGAATTTTGTTATTATCACCATTAGGACCTGTCAGTATTGTATCACTAGGTAAAGTATCTGCGTCCCAGTTAACAATTAGTTCAGTGCCATCTTGTGTGTTTATTGCTACTGTGCCAGCAACTTCTGACTCTAAATCTTTCCTTGCCAACCTTAATTCTGTTATACCTGATTCAAAAATTTCTGGAAATGCTTTTATGTATGTTTCCCAAAGCATACTTCCGACAACACCTTTGTTTATTATTTTTGCAGTATTGCCCAAAACAAGTAATCCTGCATCTCTATATGAATTAGCAATTACAAGTTCTGTATTTTCTTTAAATGCACCTCGATTGTTCTTTATACGGTCTACTTCACCCGTTGGTGTCACGTAAACATTTGTTCTAATGTCTGCACTAGGAAAAGAATCATCAGCATATGCTTTTGTTTGTGGACGAGAGTTTGCTAATTCTATTGTACCTTTGCTTTCATCGTAAATACTTTGTACAATTTTAGTGACAACACCTAGTCTTTTTACTTTGGTAGGAGGTGAAATATATATAGGCGTTGTAAATCCTAAAGTAGCAACATCAATTTCTGATTCTGTGCCAACAGGTATGCTACGAGAACTAAACTGTATATTACCAAGATTTACTACACTTAAACTAGTCCAATCAACATAGTTATCTGTAGTTTGTATTTCTAAACTTGGATTGAACAACATCAAAACTTGTTCCATAATTTGTAATTTTTGATCTGTGTTGCTTGTCCATAAATCAACATTTACACTCAGTGTATATGGGGTTGGCATAAGACGTTCTACTGTGTAATTTTTACCTTCAGTTTTTAAATATTCTTTGCCTTCAGAGTCGTATGCACGTTCTCTAATATTCAATTTGTTTACATAGCTGGCATCACTTAACCGTGCTGTATCCATTTCTAAACCTGTGACATATACAGCCATACGCGGCGCACTAGGTATTTTGTTTTCTGAATTGTCACGTAGGATGTGTCCGACTTGACGAGTAATGTCTCCGTACATTACAGGAATTTCTGTAAGTTTTCCGTCACCATCTTTATAAGAAAAATTACTCATCAATCTTACAATTTGTGTGATGTATCTTCTTATTTGTCCGTCATAAAAATGTTGCATTAGTTATCTGCCTTAGGTCTTAGTGCTTTTGATAGACTCTGTCTTTCTTTAACTTCTTCACCACCAATTTCATCTGTATTTGTGTTATTAATGAATGTACCCTTTTGATGGCTTCTTGTATTTGTGTTTGTAAGAGTCATTCTTGCAGCATCTTCTTGTTTGACCCAACGAGTGCCGTCGTATCTAAATAATCTATTAGGCATAAAATCTGTCCTTAAATAAAAGTCTCCTTCTACACTACCTGTAGGAAAACTTATACCGTGACCAAATACTTCACCGTTTGTTGGTATACCATCTCCTAAAAGATACCCTTGATAACCAGATCTTTCTGGAGTTTGCATAACTCTATCTGCTAATTCGTTTTGAGTACTAGCATCTAATTGGTTTGTATCTGTAGTGACTATTTCAACTTGTCCGTTTTCGTCTGTTTGCAAACTAAAGAAATGATTAGTGTCATAACCAGATTTTGCAGCATCTGCTTCTGCCTGTTTTACAACTGCATCATTTATTTGCATTTCTTTTTCATATGTAGATAGCAAATCTCGTAAAGTATTTCCACCTGGGTTTTCTGCCTCTGCTGGTAAATCAAGTATTTCTTTAAATTCTTGCGAATCAACAATCTGTTTCAATTTAATTCTGTATAAATGTGGATACCAAGTAGGCGAAAATCCCTCTGCAGCTCTGTTTACATCTTCTACAACATAGTATCTTTTCAAAGCCACTGAATAGTCATTAAGTGCATATTCGTCTTTTAGATGAGGCAATTCTATTACATCACCAGCCATAATTTTTCTACCAAGTGTTTTGACACTGCTATTGATATGTATTGTCATAAAAAGTGTATCATTTGATAAGAATAAACCAAACTGACTCATATTGAAGTCAATATCTTGCACATTGTAGATACCGCGCATACTGTAGATATCAGGATCATATTTACGATCTCTGTTTTCCATAAACAACATATCTTGTATGTTAGTTTCTTTTACTGCATCATAACGAGGTTGATCTGCTGTAGCGTCTGCATCATCTGGGTTTTTTGGTCCTAAATACTTGTGTACAAAGATGTCTGTGCCGCCCACAGTGAACATTTCATAGATTCTGTTGTCTATGAATTCATAATCTTTGCCTTTCTCTGGTTTATATAGCGATAGTCTTGGCATACACATATTTAGCGTAAGATAAATACTTGTGGAGAACTTTTCATATGGCCACACTTAAAACAAAGAAACAAGAAGTATTTGACTATGTAAACGCAATGTTAGGCGGAGGAATGGTCGATGTTGAACTAGATCCAGTTCATTATGAAACTGCTTTAGGAAAAGCATTATCAAGATTCAGACAACGTTCTGATAATTCTGTAGAAGAAAGTTATTTCTTTATGCCTACAATAGTTGATCAAAACGAATATACACTACCAAATGAAATTGTAGAAGTTAGAAGAATATTTAGAAGAAGTATAGGATCACGCACAGGTGGTGGAGACGGTGGCACACTATTTGAGCCGTTCAACTTAGCCTATACAAACACATATTTGTTGGCAAGTTCCAATATGGGCGGACTTGCTACATACGATTTCTTTTCCCAATATCAAGAATTAGTAGGTAGAATGTTTGGCTCATTTATTGAATTTAAATGGAATACAGCAAATAAAAAATTAACTATCCTACAGCGTTCTCGTACAGAAGAAACACTGTTACTGCTGTGCTATAATTATCGTCCAGATGAACAGTTATTTGATGATTATCTTGCCAA